TCGTCATGCTCCTGAGCTTCACCTCGGGATTGACCGGAACCCCATAAATCCTGCCCTTGGAAGGAATCGTAAACGTCTCTGCAATTGTGTAATCGCTCATGCTCTGCCTTTCTATAAATTTAGCGCTTTTCGCTGTCTCCGCCGTCCCTGAAATACTGCTGAAGGACATACCTAATCATCGCTGACATGGAGATGTCCCTGTCGAACGCCTCCCTGCGGATTCTCTGCCTGAGAGTGTCCTCAATCTCGAATGCCACGATGCTCTTGCCGACCGGCTCGTCCTCCTCCCCTATCCTTATTTTATCCACCTGAAGCTTCCCCCTCTTCATCAAATTTAGCTTATAAATTTATAAAATTATAAAGCATCAACCGAAAGAAAAGCCCCACGCTGGGTGAGGCATATTTCCGATTGACGCGAACCGCGGCTAGTCCGGAAGATGCATGATGGCGTAATCGTACTGGATGGTGGCCGTAAGCTGCTGCTTGTTGTTACTTTCGGCATCGAAGTCTCCTTCGTTGAGTCCGGAAATCCAGCATCCCTTCAGGTCCCAGTAGCGCACCTCGGTGTAGTCCGGGGAATACTCTATCAGGGTGCAGTTGTGCTTATATGCGCTCATGCCCCCGACCTTCTCGGTGTCGGTGTGGTAAGACTGTGCCTGCCATGCCATCAGAACCGACTTGCCGTCAGCCCCTATATAGTCATTGACTACCAGGCTTCCCGAGTTGAATGTGGGGACACCGGCCATCTTCATGGTGCTGTTGCCCCTCTTGACCTCAATCACGCTCTGAGTGAAGTTGGGTATCGGGGCCTTGACCACCGACAGCCTGACCACATCCGAGCCTTTGGTGCCATCGATGGTGCCGGTCAGACCGGCTGAATCTCCAGCCCTGTTGAGCACATCATTGAACGCAATAATGAACTCGAAATTGTTTGACCTCTGAACCTCATAGGCATCAGGGTCATCTGCAAGATGGTATGTTCCAATCTGTTCTGCCATTTATCTATCCTCCTGTTTTTTGTGCTAAGCCGTCTCCGTGACGGTATCGAGCGAATCCGTCATCTCAACCGTCAGGTTGAAATATTCGACCGGCTCAATCGGTATAATCCTGATGACCGCATTGAGGGTAGCCTTCTTGGTGGAAGCCACCTTGGTCATCTTGTAGCCGTTTATTCCGTTTCCGGTCTGCATGGAATCAAGCGTAGGAGTGATATATGACTTGAACCTCACCCACAGGACATCGTCGTTCTGCTCGAAGGTGAGCCTCCTTGCCGTGGCATACATCAGCTTCCTGAGCGTGCTCACGAGATTCCTGACATTCAGGAACGAAGTGGCCTTCAGACCGTCCGATACCAGACAGGTCCTGTTGCCATAGACGATATTGCCATATGTCCCGACTTTCATAATCGGATTGATGGCAAGCTCGCCGGTGCCCATATCGTCATCGTTAAGGTCGCCCTGCAGTATATCCTTGTCGGCATCCCCCCACTCGATGGTGGGAGCCACTATGTTCGGAATCTGCCCGCGGACGACTCCGGCAGCGGCCATGTATTCGCTGTTAGACTGAACCGAGTGGGCATAAGCCATCAGATAGGCGAAAGTAGCCGGATACTCGACATAGTTGGTCAGACCTGTGGTAATGTCCGTAGAAGACTCTCCATCGAAGTTGAAATAGCACCACGGAGTGAATGCGGCGCAGTACTTGCCTGCATCCGTGGACTTCGTGATTATGGAGGTGAACTTCTCCCTAATGGCCGTGGCAGTCCTCTGGGCACTGGTAAGCGACCCGATGCTGTTATGGTCAAGCAGGGCAGTGCAGTCGCCTCTGGCGCTTGCGCAGCCCATCATGAACGATATCCCCGTATCCTCAACCGTGAGGTATCCGCCTGAGGTCAGGAAACGTATGTCATACTTGGACTTGTCCTTGAGGGCCGTCCAGAATGACTCAGCGGCGATAATGGCCTTAATATCAGCCTTGGTAGCCGTGGCAGAAGTTCCACAGGCCTCATAAAGGACCTCAAGTCCCTCCTCAAGGCAGTGATACGCCATCAGCCATGCCAAATCGGTGAAATCATTCGAGGCATTACTTGTATCGGTATATGTATATGCAGTCTCGCCGAATTTCTCCTCGAAATCGCTGATTGTAGTCACCAAGGTAGGCACGCCGTAGTCGGCGAACTTGGCCGCTCTGGCCGCAGATGTATCCGAAGACACCCCGCGGAACCCAGGTATGAACACTATGCTCGTGGTACCGCTTGCGGTACTGGAAGCAGTATAGTCCTTCTCATAAATCCCAATCTTTGCCATGTTTAATTCTCCTATTTCTCTTCTATATCCACATCAAGGCCGTTGACCGAGATGCTGAGATTATTCTTCTCCGGTATGCTATATAGGTAGGCATCGTCGACTGACAGCTTCAGAGTCCATCTGGTGAACTGCCCCGAGAACATCCTGTTGGGTATGTCGGAATTGTCCTCCACATTCGGGTCGAGCCGGATATTCGCGTTGCTTACGATGTTGGCGCCGTTGTAGGGTATCGTCACCTGAAGCCTGGGGTAATTTATGAAGTTGAACACGAAGTTCCTCATGTATTCGTCGCCCTCGTCATATCTTCTCGTATAGATGTCCAGCTGATAGGACAAGGCTATGGGTATCGCATTGAGCTTCAGGGCACCCTTGTCGGTGACCTTCAGGCCCATCCCGTCGAACGTCATAGGCCTCTTACTCGGATTGCCCACAGTGACCGTGGCATCCCTTGACAGGGCTATCAGCGGAAGCGACAGAGGCTTATCATAATTCTGGTCCGATGCAATCTGCATCATCCTAGTGACCTCGTCCGGCTTCAGAATCTGGAGATTCGGGTCCTTGACCCATCGGCCAATCTTGTCGGCCAGTGCCTTATCGTACAGTGACACTGCCATTGGCCGTACCTCCGTTTCCGTGGATGTAGGAATCAAGAAGCTCACGGAGATGCAGCCTAACGTATCCGAATGCCCCGGACACTATTCCGCATCCCTTCACTTCCATATTCCCATATTCAATCAGGCCTACTGCATCAGACAGCCTCATTCCGTATCCCGGGACGGTCAGTGCAGGATTGAAGGAATAAGTGTATATGTCCCCATTCTGGGACACCAGCATCGTCCTGAACGCATAGCTGAGTATGCTTCCCGGAGACAGCAGTATTCCGAGCCTCCTGCCTAGGTAGGAGTCGAGGGAATCGGCATCCCCTTCATCTAAATTTAGCTTGACATAGGACTGCATGCTTCCGATGACAAAGACTCTGGCAAACCCATCATATCCGGATTTTCCCGGGACCTTGATGCTCATCGTCATGCCTTGGCTTCCCCTGTCTGCTGGCTCAGCAGCCATGAGATGAGGTCACTCCTCTCCTTGTCGGAAGAGAGCTTCAGCCCGGAGGCATCCCATCCCCTCTGCCACTTGGAGGAATCGGAAGGCCTGCTGGGAACGGTGATGGTCCTTCCTCCGCGGTCCAGAGTCTTCCCCTTCCCCGTATGAAGTGACTCTAGGGCTGTGCGTATGTCGGAATAGCTATTGACCGTTCCGCCTATATGATTGACATATATGATATAATCACGCATCTTCATCATTTCCGGGGAATAATTATGCCTGGATATCGAATCGACGGTGGCGTTCGGGTCTCCCGTCATAATCCTGACAGCTTCGATGTTGTCGACATTGCTGCCCACCTCATACGACGAAGTCAGCCAGTAATATGCCTTGACGATGAAGGTGCAGTCGTCGGGGCTATGGGTGCCGTTGAACATGTCAGCATTGAACACTATTGAATCCATCTTGTCTGGACTTTTGCCCATCAGGTCATCCTCCTCGACCACTCCGGACGAAACCAGATTATGCATAGCTGCATAGTATTTGGCGACATCACCGCCATTCAGGCTGATTCCCGACTTCAGGAGATTATCGACGTAAGATATGAACATATTATCGGTGAACCCCAACTCGGCTATCTCCTGAGAGAATATCTCATGTATGCCCCCGGCAGTCGGATATTCCTTCGTAATAAAGTTCTCAATTACCGATTCCTTGTCCTTGGCCAGAGAGGTGCTGTCATACAGATTCTGCCAGTCCTGCAAGGTCTTCGGCTCGGAACCGTCTCCGGAGGATGCCTGAGAGGTGCCTCCGATGCCCTTTTCCAATAAAATCATCGGTCATCCTCCTCATTGCTAAGCAGACTTAGGTCGCTGTTATGATGGTCAAGCTGGCTCCTCTCGAAGCTGTCCTCATACTCAGGGGCAATCTCACATGCCACGCTGGACGGATATATCATAGTATTCGACATCTGGACTACCCTGAATACCCTCCCCTGTGCGTCGTCTATCCCGCTGGGGATGACGAAAAGAGCCCCAGCCTGAAGATTCTTCAGGTCATAAGGCACGTTTATCACAGACATGCCGTCATCGCGTTCAGAGTCCCATCCGAGCTTCCTCATAGTCCTCTGCGTCGGGTGCTCGTCGAAAATGCATCCGACTGCCTTGGGTGGGTAGAAATACGAATCCCACTCCCCATAGCCGTCATAGTGCTTATTCTCCATGGGGGCACGGTAAATGACCGTTATCCCGATGAGATGAGTCATCTCAACGAAATAGCGCCTCTGCATGAGCGCATCCGGATTCAGAAGTATCCCTACGTCCTTTCTGGTCATTGCTCTCCCCCTGAAGACTAGTTGCTTCCCAGAACCCTTCCGTATATGCGGCGGGGCTTATCGTCCCTTCTGGCCGTATAGCTATAGATGAAACTCTCCGAAAGGAAGGCATCGTTCTTCACCTTGCCTATCACCTGAAAGGCATGCTTCGCCTTAGAGAACGTCTCATTCATTCCAACCAGACGCACATTGCCCCTCTTAGTCTGGCCAAGGTTCTCAAGCATGAACTTGGTCCTAAGGGTCTTCCCGGAATTGAAGGTTATGAGCCCTTCGAGGCATATTGCATGCCCATCAGGGCTGACGGAACCCTTATCCGACTTATAGGACTTCACATTATCATACACATTGTCAAGATAACGCTCGACTAATGCATCGAAGGCAGCATCGTCCACTGAACCTATCGTCAGCGACTCTTCCTTGCCATCCGAAACATCGGAATCATCGCCATCATCAGACTTTCCCTCCGTGTCATCTCCCCCTGCATTATCATCCTTTTCCTCGGCAGGCTCAGTGCTGTCGGCATCCCCGTCGGGGTCCTTGGAATCAGCGCTATCGCTGTCATCGGAAGATATGGGGGCTACCTTGCCAATCACCGTGAATCCGTCCTTCGAGCCGCAGTGCGGGCATTCCTCGCCTACATTGACCAGCTCCTTCTTGTCGGAATCTTCGCTGCCATCGTCGGAGGCTTCAGACTGCTCAACCTCATCTGTCTTCTTGTACACGAGAGTGTGGCAAGTAGAGCACTGAAGGATTACATCGCCTACATAGGACTTCTGAAGGTCGGCATCCGTGTCGGCATCCACATCGATTACCTTCTCCACCTCTGTCGAATCATCCTTCCTGGAATCGTCATCCATCTTCTTCACCGCCTTAGGGTCGGAAACGTCCGTCTTCTCGGACTCAGTGATTTTCATGGCACGTCCCATATGCCCATTCCCTGTCCTGCATGTCCTACTCTTCTTTACATCATAGGACTCCTTGACTCCCGAAACATACTCATCCTTGCTCAGGATGTCCTTCAGGGCCTTCATATCCTTCATGCGCGAATCATTGTCATTCATATGAGCCATCGCAGAATCGACCGCGCTGAGCATCACCGACTGGAATCTGTAAGTCTCCCAGGTACGGTTATAATAGGAAGCATGGGCAGAGCCGAGCTCCTCATATTCGGAATCCATCAGGCTGGCCAGATGGCGGAACCCGTAGCGGGTACCCTGGGAGGTGCATTTGAATATGTAGTCATTGCCATTCACGGTATAACGGTAGTTGACCGTCTCTGAGGCATAATCCTCAGCCATATGCCCATTGCCTGAAACAGGGGCAGCAGCTGCTGCCATACTCGCAGCCTTCACGGCAGGGCAGGCCTTAGCAGCCTTGAAGCTCTCTGAGATGTCATCCTTCCGCTCGCCGGATTCGGCATCCCCGTCGGCATACTGCTCGGCAGTAGGCTTCGCCTGACTCTTCTTCAGATTAGTAATGTCTTTACTGTCAAGCACTCTCGTATAGTCATCTGCCAATTCGGATGCAAGCCTGTCGAAATCGCAGTCGGGGGCAATATCGTACTCATCAGTCATAGGGCCTTCCTCATCGGAAGGATACTCAAGATATGCTCCGTCATACTCATCCGGATTCCCCAGCTTGACCGCAGCCACCAGCCCATACGAAGCATCGTCGCCTGCATGGATTACTGAGGCATCACCGGAATCGAACCCCTCCGACCAGTAAACGGCCACGACGAAATCATCGTCGAGGTCCAGATGGGACAGAGTGCAGTCCGGGTTGTCCTGCATGAACTTGGTCTTCTCCCTGAGGAAGCTGGCAATCCTCGCCTTCAGGGAATCCTTGGGGTCATCCGCCGAACTCTTCACGGATTCCTCGAGCTTCTTGGCCGGCTGAGCCTTGACGGCTGCGGCCTTGTCATACACACTATCCTTCACATCATCCAATGCCTTAAAGGCATCCAGTACTGAAAATGTTTCCATTGTTACTCTCCATTTATTATACTTCCGCAGATGCTGTCCTCGACTAATCCATCGGGTAGATAATCTGGCTGTTGACCCTCAGCTTCTCGCGCAGGTCGCTCAGCTCCTGAGTGCCTTCCTGAAGAAGCGTATCACCGTCCTGAGACCATAACGCATTGGACTGCTTGTATCGTGTCCTTATCCTTCCCAGCGTCACCTTGGTGAGCGCGACAGACATCCTTTCGATAATGTCAATCCAGTAATCGCTCTTCACTTGGCTGACATCCGTGAACTTAGGGACATACTCTATCGTTATCAGCGTGGGCTTGTCGAATGTAGCATTTATATAAAGCTTCTTGTCGTGCATGTCCTGCTTGAATGCCAAGTCGGTGGATGTGGTATTCCTAAGCTGAAGAAGGGTGTTCCAGGAGGCATAGTTGGATACCCAGTCCTGCAGGTTGTACATATCCCCGCCCCCGCACAGCATCTGCCACTGGGATGCCCAAGCCGGGTCGGTGTACAGCGTGGCAGTCGACGATGTCGTATCACCGAGATAGCCGACGGCCCTGAATATCCTGGACACAGAGCTGATATTCACAGGATTGCTGTCAGTGCCAGTCAGATTGGATAAATCTATGCATGGGGAAAACGGGACCGTGATTATCTGGGTCTCATCTATGAAGCGCTGCACCTCGCGGAGGGACCTGCCGACAATCTTCCCGAGCGTGGCGTCATCTAGCTCAATCTCCAGCACTCCGCCGGTAAGCTCAAGCTTGATGTTATCGACATAATCCGCTAATTCCATTGATTCTTTCCCATTACTGTATCATCAAATTTAGCTCATTTGCCTTTATCGGCATCTGCTGCCTTCTGAGGCTCATCCCCCGGCTTATCCTTGCCGGCAGCATCCGGAGCTTTCAGCTTATCCGGCTCGGTGACGAACATACCGTCGTCGAGATGGAACTTCAGGCTTCCCACTTCCGTGAAACCGGAGGCCTTGTCCGTATAAGAGGTCACCGTGTGGAATTTCCCTGCAGGCGATGCCTTGTAGGAATTGCTGCTGCCGTCCCAGAAATATGCCTGATAGGAAAGCGGAGTCTTCCCTGACGGGGAAGTCCCTGATATGTAGGACTCCTGATGCAGTCCGTCCACCGTGCAGAGGTCCTTCATGGCCATACTCGGGTTTAGCACGAAGAACGATTTTTCGTCCTCCATTCCATACTTGCCGACGCATCTCACGAATCTCTGGCCGCCCTTCTTCAGGACGGATGCCAGCTTCCTGGTCCTGCTGTCATTGTCGTCCCTGCCCGCTATCTCAGCCGAAAGTATGGCAAAGGTGCTTCCCTGCGGATTATCCCCTGCAAGAGCATTCTTCACCGCCTTCTCATCATCGCCTATCGGATTCTCCCAAGTCTCGGTCAGCGAAAGCTCGCTGTCCTCGATTTCCGTCTTCATCCTCCTGAGGTCATCTAGATAGCCTTTCCTGCGGAACTCCTTGAAGACGAGGTTGCCCTTGGAGTATTCCCCGCCCTGAATGATGGATTTCTTTCTCAGCGCATATATCCCGTCGATGAGGCGCTCAATCTCGTCTATGTCCTTCCTGCCCGAAACCTCTATGTAGCGGTCCTCCCAAGGGGCAAACTCCTTGGAGACATCGGTGTCCTGAGGTATCGCGTCCCTGTCGGGATGCCTAATCCAGCCGTCCTTCAGCGAATAGACGCCGTTGGAGTTGGCTGAGGTCCCCATATCCTCGACGTACAGCTCGACGGGGAACCCGCGGAGCCTTATGTCATACTTGCCATTGAATACCATCCTGTAGGCATTGTAAAGGGCAGCCAGCAGCCCGGAATCACTTCCCAGACACGAGGTATCGGCAATGATGTGCGTCGATGTCGCTGCCCTCGTTGTAATTGTACGAGGCATTGCTTCCGAGGATGAGCGTGTCGGCCACCCTCAGGTCGACACCGTTCTCCTTCAGCATCCCGACGAAGCTGTCGACTATCCTCCCGATGCGCTCGCGCACATCCGGCCTGAGCTCGTCATCCTCGGTCCACAGGGCCCTGTTGAGCGTCCTATGGATGACGGACTCCTCGCATACGGAGGAAGCCTCCCTGAGGCCGAACATGCGGCCCAGCGGACGCCCCTTCCAGCT